GCTTTGAACCTAAATTCTTCAGTCGACTATTTCTTGTTCTAGGAGCCATTACAAATACCTCAAAAATTTAAATCTTTTTCTGTGACTATCTTAAACGCCCAACCTTTCTTTTTGCAGTAGTTGATTGCAGCTTCCCATTTGGCACAGTTAACCATATACGTCATAGTCTCATTAATGACTGTTGACTTTTTTCGATTTGATGTCTTAGGTGGTTGTGTTTGCGCCCAAGGCTTAATCTCAATTAGTGTGACTTGCTTTGTGTTTGATACAACGAGGATGTCTACAAAGTATCTGTGCATCTTCATGTCTACGGGGCTGAAATATGGGATGACGACTTCTTCACTCACATATCCCATGACATTAGGTGACTCATCGAGTTTCTTTAAAAACTTCAATTCCCATGATGATCTGTAGATAATATTTGTAGCGTCACCCATATACTTTTTGGGATTGAGTGGTACAAACCTACCCTGTTTATATTTTCTAGCCATATTATAGTCATTCTGCATTAAGTGATAATATGCTTATTTAGAATACAAAGAGGTGTGCAAACCGACATATTAATGCCTATTAATGGCCGTTACAAGCGCATGAAAATATTTTCAAAAAGAGCTTGACAGCAATTGATCTTTAAAATATAATGATTTTGATCTTATAAAGTCTTTAACTGATTGCAATCGATTGCAACTGATTATAGAAGCCATTAATGAAAATATATTTGAAAATATTTTCAAAAAGAGCTTGACAAGCAATTGATTCTATCATTATAATGATTTTGATCTTATAAATTATTAACTGATTGCAATCAGTTGCAACTGATTATAGAAGCTATTAATGGGCTATTAATATGTCCAATCAACCGAGAAAGTCAAATGAATAAACATACAGTTTTTGTGAACATTGCAGAGCAGTTGAGTATGCTGTCAAAATGCGTTTCTATGGGCGTAGGATGCATTGCAGTGAATGAACGAGGTCGCATTGTAGGTTCAGGCGTGAATGGTACAATATCAGGATATGCGAACTGTTGTGACACTCACAGTGAGCGCGGAGGGATGCACCCTGCATGGTCTCAAAAATATGAGATTCATGCAGAAATGAATTGCATATTAGAGCTTGCTCGCTCAAGTTCAAAGCCCAAGTCACTTGTATTCTACGTCACGCATTCACCCTGCGATAACTGCTTGAAGCATATGATGGGTTTACGTGCAGTAGGTGAGTTGTACGTCAATGCGATCATATATAAGCAAAAGTACAGTAAAATATCAGAAAAAGAGCTTGACATTCAGAAGGCGTATTGCTTAGAATTTGGAGTGTCACTCATGTCAATCGACGAAGTGTTAAAATCTTAAATTACAGTAGGAAAGTAAAATGAGCTATAATCGTAAACGTGAAGATCGTGTTAAGTCTAACAATAAATACGCACGCGACACACCTAAACGTACTCCGTATTCACGAACACCTCGTGATGCAAGCAAATGGAAACCTACCGATGAATTATGTTAATACGTCACTGCTAATCCCTGAGATATTCAAGCGAGTATCAGAGCAGCCAACGATTGAAGATAAAGCAAATATGCTAAAACAATTTGATCGTCGTGACATTCGATGGGTCATTGACTTCATGTACAATGCTGATGTGACGGGATTGTACATTCCTGAATATACACCCTCATCTACAATCTCAGGTGTATCGTATGCGTCGTTTAATACGTCTCTTGCGCGAATTGAGTCAGCATTGAATAACCGCAACAATAAAAAGATTTACGAACGTGTTTTATGTAGTGTACTTGAGACTATGCATGAGAGTGAAGCTACACTTTTATGTGATATACTATTAGGTAAAAAGATCGAAGGAGTTTCGAAGCAAGTCTTCAAAAAAGCCTACCCTGCCTTTTTTCGTGAATCGGATGAAAGCGTTACTTCTTAAAGTATTTAAATGGTGAATGTGATGTACAACGAATATATCAAAAACGTATTTGAAAACTTGAACACATTGAAGCAAGTATCTGGGATGCGAAGTTCTATACTGAGTGTAGAACTGAGTTTACCTAGACAGTGTGGCAAAACGACAGCTATCGCAAAGATTGCATGTGATGGCAATAACGTTATTATTATCGCACGCAATCATCCCTGTACTTTAGATATCAAGCGTCTAGTTGATGAGATTGAGGCGAATGCTGAAGCTACAGCACGTAAATCCCTCACCTCAATATTCAAGCACAAAGTTAAGGTGCAAGAGAAGTTCGATAAGAATTCAATTTATAGTGTAAACTCGATATCGAATATGGGGCGATCCTATACAGATATCAGTGGTATTAATCTTACTATCATACTTGATGAGTTGACAGTCGATTCATTTATTAGTATGATGTCTAAGCACTCGATTAATACGCATATGTTGAATCTTATACGTATGGGCGAAATACCTATCCTTTCAATTAATAGTAAGTGAGAACCATAATATGAATACTAGTAAGATACAAATGCTTGCATTGAATGCATTTGCACAAGCGCATGATTTCCGACTCGTTTTCACAGACGATGATACATTCTTTAGATCGAACAATGATCCCAAAGAGATTGTATCGTTCAATTCATTAGTTGAATTGTATAATGAAGCGCCAGCACATTGTCGACTAATCCCGTCTGTGAATATCGCACTCGATAAAGTATACTTGATGTTGATTGATAATGAGATTATTATCACGACAAGTAATGACATTAAGTTTGTCGATGAAAATGATGTGCGATTACCAATCTCATTCTCGAATGCGCGTAAAGTTATGATCATTACTTACACTGCACGAAACTGCTTTTCAATTAATGCTCGTGAGGTTGCACTATGAAAAATTTAATGATGTCTATCTTACTTTCATTGTCAGTAATGGTCAGTATGAACGTATCAGCCGCAACTACTCTGATGCGTGAACCCTTCCTTGATGAGTGCGTCGAGACGATATACACTACTGATCCCTTGATCAATCTAGCTATCGCAATGGGTCGAGGTATGGGTCCTGGCGTAAAGGGTGAGATTCGACAAATGTGTGGATGTTATGCTGATAACATCGATGAGCGCATTCAGTCGGGCGAATACTCGAATCAATTCCTTGAGTGGCATATGGGTAACTTATTCTACTTCTTCCAGTCTCGGAATATTGCAGGTGTAGATTCAGGTGTCAGAGTCAAAGTATTAAATGACGTGAATGAATGTTCGCCACACATGCTACGATAAAACAAGAGTCCTTAGGGACTCTTTTTAATTGTACTCAAAATAATCATATAAAATAGAGCACTAACTTTTAAGGTGTTTTAAATGACAACTGAATTAAACAAATATCAAAAATTGAGTGAACTTGAGCATATCATTGCCCGTCCAGGAATTTACATCGGTTCAGTGTCAAACACAGTACAGAACTCATGGGTCGTCAATAAAGACAAGATGCAAGATGTCGAAGTTGCATATAATCCAGGTATCTTGAAGCTATTCGATGAGATTTTAAGTAACTCAGTCGACGAGCATTTACGTAGTGGTAAAGTGAAAACTATATGGGTCGAGACTTCACCTATGACAGGGTATATCACTATCAAAGATGATGGTGGCATTCCTGTTATTCGACACCCTGAATATAATACATATATTCCTGAAATGATTTTCGGTGAATTGCGTACAGGTTCAAACTTTGATGATGATGAACGCATTACAGCAGGAACCAACGGCCTAGGATCAAAACTTACTAGTGTATTCAGCGTAGAATTTAAAGTCGATACATGTGACGGTAAGAATCGTTTCGTGCAAGTGTTTCGCAATAACTTGAGTGAGAAAGGTAAGGCTGTCATTCAACCTAATACTGATGCAGGCACTACAATCACGTTCTTGCCTGATTACAAGCGTTTTGACTGTAGTCTTGATGAAGGTAACCTAAAGAAGATTGAACGCCGCGTGTACGACGTAGCAGGTTGCAATCCATCGATTAAAGTCTATTACAATGGTAAGCATATCAAGATTGCAAAGGTTGCTGACTATGGTGCAATGTTCTCTGATGAATTTGTATTTGATACGCCCACTAATGACTTCACTGTAGGTGTATCACCGAGCGTGGGTGATGGTTTCCAGCAAGTATCATTCGTCAATGGGATTGACACATACAATGGTGGAACTCACGTTGCATATGTGTGCGATCAAATTACTCAAAAGATTCGCGACTATATCAATAAGAAGCATAAAGTCGACGTGAAACCAAACACCATTAAGCAACAAATGTTTTTATTCATTAGATGTACAATCAATGCGCCCTCATTCACGTCTCAGACAAAAGAGACTATGAGTTCTGAAGTTAGAAACTTTGGCACATCGTGGACGCCTAGCGACAAGTTCATTAAAAAGTTGATTGAATCGAGTGTTGTACAGAAAGTCCTTGATTGGGTGGAAGGTGAAAAGCGACGTGAAGAGCTTGCACAAATGCGCAAACTCAATAATCAGACTCAGAACACTAACTTCCTAAAGCGTATCGTTAAGTTTGATGATGCGACTAGTAAAGACCGTAGCGAGTGTACAATATTCTTCACTGAAGGTGATTCTGCTGCAAAGACTATCTTGTCTGCGCGTAATGGTAAAACGCATGGCGTATTCCCATTAAAAGGAAAGTTGATCAACGTCAGAGAAATGCCTATGAAGCGTTTAGCTGATAATACTGAGTTTCAAAATATCATGTCGATACTAGGATTGAAGATTGGTGTCAAGGTCAATAGTCTCGATGAACTGCGATTCACTCGCATTGTGCCTCTAACTGACCAAGATATGGATGGTCAGCACATTTCAGGTTTGTTTTTCAATATGATGAATCACTTCTGGCCTGAGTTATTCACTCTTGGTGCAATTTTTAAAATGAGTACACCGCTGATTGTCGCAACTGTAGGTAAAAAAGAATTTGAATTCTTTGATGAATTGTCGTATACTAAGTGGGCTGAATCTAATCCTAAGCACACGTACAAGTATTTCAAAGGTTTAGGTGGGTTCAATACTGCGCATTTTAAGAAGTTCTTGTCTAATGAGACTCAATACTTGCGTAAAATTACAATTGATGATGTAAATGATACTGATGCGCTTGATATTGCATTCGATAAAAAGAAAGCAGATGAGCGTAAAATTTGGTTGACGGGAGAGTAAAATGTTTGAAGTTATTGAATTAGGTGGCATGAAGACTGTATCTACTAAGTCTGCATGTAACCACGTATATGTTGTCGATGTGTCAGGTTCGATGTATAAC